GCAAAACGTATTAGTCAACAAAACACAGAGCAATCTAAGTTGATTAACCAACGTAAAAATAACTTACCTCCTTTAAACTTTGAGTCAAACGAGGATAGTTTAGATGGCTTTGATATGGGTGAATTTGAACCAAGATAATAGAAAATGTTTAGTTCTTCAAATGAATGGGTAATGATAGCCGGTGTATTCATCGGTATATCATTTATAATTGCTTGTGTTTTATATGTAAATAGGTTATTTGTAAATAGCACAAAAGATATATTAGTAAAGTTTATTCTTTTGGTATTTGCAGCACTTGTAGGTGTCTTTATTGTAGATAAAATTATTGCTTTTAAAATAGCATTATTATCAATAGAGCAGAATAACCAATTATTTGACTTAATAAAGACGTTAACATTAATGATATTTAGTTACTATTTTGGTACTCAAAAATCTGATAAACATTTTTATATAAATTTGCACTAAATAAAATCATATCCAATGGAATTTAAAGTAAGAGCTGTAGAAGGTTACGAACCAAAATCAGTACAAGAAGTAGAAAGAGAATTGCTTGCAAAACACGAAGAGCAATTTGGTGAAACTGTTGAGGAAACTCCGGTTATAAATGTAGAAACACCTGCACAGGAAGCTGCACAGGAAGTTGAATTAAGAGAGGAAGATGTTCTTTCATATATTGGGAAGAGATATAATAAGCAGATTAACTCATTTGATGAGTTGCTAACGGAGCGTAAAGAGGCGGAAGATTTGCCCGAAGACGTTGCTGCTTATTTTAAATACAAAAAGGAAACAGGTAGAGGATTTGAAGACTTTGTCAATTTGAGAAAGGATTACGATTCAATGGAACCTGAAGAGCTTTTGCATAATTATTTGGCTGCCACTCAGGAAGGTCTTGATGATAGCGATATTGATGTCCTAATGGACGACTATCGTTACGATGAAGATATTGACGAGGAGCATACAATTAAAAAAATAAAGTTAGCAAAGAAGAAGATTATTGGTGAAGCTAAAAAATACTTTAATCAACAAAAGGAAAAATACAAGATGCCCCTTGAGTCAAGTGCGGTAGGTATTCCTGATGAAGAGAAGGAAGTATATGAGGCTTATAAACAATATACACAACAAGCGAAAACCATACAGGAGCAAGAATCCCGCAAACGCGATTGGTTCCAAAAGAAGACAGATGAGGTGTTTAACGAAGATTTCAAAGGTTTTGAATTTAACGTAAATGACCGAAAGTTAGCTTTTACTCCCGGTGATTCTAATGAGTTGAAAAAAAGTCAATCAACACCACTAAACTTTATTAATAAGTTTTTGGACGAGGACGGACTAATGAAAGACGCAGCAGGATACCATAGGTCATTAGCAATCGCAATGAATCCCGACAGATTCGCCAAGTTTTTTTACGAACAAGGTTTATCTGATGCTACCGAGGATGTAATGCGCAAGACTAAAAATATTAATATGTCTGAGCGTAGAGCACCCGAAGTAACTAACAAAGGAGGAATGCAAGTAAGAGCAAAGGATAACGATTCAGGTCGTACCTTAAAAATTAAAAGTATTAAACGAATTTAAAAACTTAAAAAAAAGAAAAAATGGCAATAAACCCAAATCCGGGACCTGCATTACAGCCGAGTGCTGAGCAAGTCCCTTTATCGACAAATTACATTACCAACTTCGACTTCTTAAATCAGTATCTTCCTGATACTTATGAGAAAGAATTTGAGCGTTATGGTAACAGAACAATCGCTTCTTTCTTACGTATGGTAGGAGCTGAGATGCCTTCAAACTCTGACTTAGTAAAATGGGCAGAACAAGGTCGTCTTCACACTAAATATGTTGATTGTTCATCATCTGCAGTTGCAGGAACTGATACAGCAACTATCACAGTAAGTGATACTTTAATCCCTTCAACAGGTCCGGGTTCAGGTGGAATAGCTATCCGTAAAGGACAGACTGTTTACATTTCTGACAATGCAGGAACAGGTTCTAACAAGGGTATCGTTATCGCAGTTAACACTTCTGCAGGTACTTTCCAAGTTGCTTACTACGAAGGTGGTGGTCAAAACTTTGGTACAGCAGAAACTTTAACTGTTTGGATTTATGGTTCAGAGTTCAAAAAAGGAACAAACGGAATGGAAGGCTCTTTAGAGGCTAACGACGTTTTCTTTGAAAACTCTCCAATCATTATCAAAGACAAGTACGCAGTATCAGGTTCTGATATGGCTCAAATTGGATGGGTAGAAATTACTACTGAAAATGGAGCAAATGGTTACTTATGGTATTTGAAATCTGAGCACGAAACTCGTTTACGTTTTGAGGATTACTTAGAGACCTCTATGATTGAAGCAGTTCCTGCTGAGCCGGGTTCAGGTGTTGCATCGCAAACTACTTACGCTGCAGCAGGTAACAAAGGTTCTGAAGGTATCTTCTACGTAGTAGAAAACAGAGGAAACGTATGGGGTGGTGGAAATCCAACTACTTTAGCTGATTTCGATACAATCATTTCTCGTTTAGATAAGCAAGGTGCAATCGAAGAGAATGCAATCTTCTTAAACAGAGATTTCGGTTTTGACATTGACGATATGTTAGCTACATTAAACGGATATAATGGTGGTTCTGCAGCAGGTGGAGCATCATTCGGTTTGTTTGATAACGACATCGAGATGGCATTAAACTTAGGTTTCACAGGATTCCGTAGAGGTTACGATTTCTACAAGTCTGATTGGAAATACTTAAATGACCCAACTATGCGTGGTGGTTTACCTCCTACAGCAGGTTCAGGTCGTGTAAACGGTTTATTAGTTCCTGCAGGTTCTACTTCAGTGTATGACCAAATTATGGGTAAAAACGCTAAGAGACCATTCTTACACGTACGTTACAGAGCTACAGAAGCAGAAGACCGCAGATACAAAACTTGGATTACAGGTTCTGCAGGTGGTGCAGCTACAAGCGACCTTGACGCAATGGAGGTTAACTTCTTGTCTGAGAGATGTGTATGTACACTTGGTGCGAACAACTTCGTATTGTTCAACTACTAATTAATAAAAGAAGGTGGTGTCTTTAAAGACACTGCCTTCTTTATTTTATTTATTATTTAATCTTATTATATCAAATGAAAAATGCAACACCCGTAGATAAAATCTACAAATTAATTAAAGAAGCAGCCCCACTTTCGTATACGCTGCCTATAAGAAATTCAAGACGCTATCCATTACTTTGGTTTGACGAAACAAATAACGTCAACAGAGCATTAAGATATGCTGTCAATCAAAGAAGTCCTTTTGAGGACGAACAAGACGGTAATGCTATTGTTGAACCTGTTATTTTTGAGAATGGCTTTTTAAGCGTTTCAAGAACTAACCCTGTTTTACAGCAGTTTTTATATTACCACCCATTAAATGGTAAGTCTTTTGTAGAGGTTAACAATGAAAAGGATGCCAATAAAGAGGTAGAGATTTTAAATGTTGAGGTTGATGCGCTTATTGAGGCACGTCAATTATCAATAGACCAATTAGAAACAGTATCAAGAGTATTATTTGGAAGAGACCCACAGAAAGTTACTACTGCTGAGTTAAAGAGAGATATATTGGTGTTTGCTAAAAGAGACCCAAGAGCTTTCTTAAATGTATTAAATGACCCAATGCTTAGACATAATGCTAACATTCACGTGTTCTTTAATGCTAAGTTGTTGACTTTCAGAAATAACAACAAGGAGGTTTGGTTTAATACTCCAACCAATAAGAAAAAGATGCTATCGGTTCCATACGGAGAAGACCCTTATATAACAGTAGCTCATTACCTACAATCTGATGAAGGTCTTGACTATTTAAAAATGTTAGAGAGTAATCTATAAATTATTTTATAGTAAAAATACAATTAACGGGGGTGCAATTTGTACCCCCTTTTTTCTTTATATTTGTAAAAAAAAGAATATAGATGATAAACGACGTTAGAAACACAGTATTATCCGTGTTAAACAAAAATAACTACGGGTATATCTCTCCATCAGACTTTAACTTGTACGCTAAAAATGCGCAAATGGAGATATATGAGGAGTATTTTATTAGTTATAATAAGACTATAAATGCTGAGAACGCTCGTATGTCAGGTACAGACTATGCAGATGTTGGGAGTCCTTTGGCTGAAACATTGGAGATTTTTATGCATACAGATACACTCCCTCAAGTAACACCTTTAACTAACCAATACTACTATCCATCTTTAGTAAGCACAGGATTTAATTCTTATATGATTTCTAAAATAGAGATTTATAATTCATCAAATGTACGTTTAGGTGAAGCTGAGAAAGTGTCTGTTGGTAAGATTAATATGTTAGTAGATTCTATTTATACAGCTCCTAACACTAAATACCCTGCATACACATTGCTTGGGGATATTATTACGGTTTACCCTGAAACAATTAATGGGGTTAACTCTGTACGATGTACATACTTTGGTTATCCTGCAGACCCTAAGTGGACTTATATTACTTTAGTAAATGGTGAGCCTGCGTTTGACCAATCGCAACCTGACTACCAAGACTTTGAATTACCAATTGAGGATAACTACAAATTAGTTATGAAGATTCTTCAATATTGTGGTATATCAATTAGAGAGTCAGAGGTTGCAGCATTTGCAATAGGTCAAGAGCAAAGTGGAAGTTTATCATCTAATAAACAATAAAAAATAAATTATGGCATACATATCACAATACGAATACTACGATAATAATGGTGTAGCTCCCGAAAATAAAAATTGGGGGTCATACCAATATGTATCACTATATGATATAGTTAATAACTTTTTATTAATGTATTATGGTAATCACTCTTTAGTAAATAACGAAGAGAGGTATAAAGTTTTATTCCACGCTAAGAGAGCGGTTCAAGAATTAAACTACGATGCATTTAAAGAAGTTAAAGCATTAGAGTTAACTGTAGCAAGTAATTTGATTTATGTATTGCCATCTGATTATGTCAATTGGGTACGTATTTCTTTATACAAGGATGGTTATTTAAGACCGCTTTCAGAAAACATTCAAACATTATCGGCTAACGCTTACCTTCAAGACAATAAAGGTTTTCTTTTATTTGACGAAGACGGTAATATTTTATCTCCTGAAAACTCACAAATTGATTTTCAAAGATTAACAAACCAAAAGAAAGACATCTACTTAAATCCTAATAGTCCTTACAACGGGCAAGAGGGTTGGTATATGGATGGACTATGGTACTTTCAATTTACTATTGGTGCACGTTTTGGTTTAAACACAGAAACTGCTAACTTTAACCCAACATTCAATATTGATAAAAAGAAGGGTGTAATTAATTTTAGTTCAGATATGATGGAGCAGTCGTGTATCCTTGAGTATATATCTGATGGTATGGAAAACGGAGATGATTCTCTAATAACTGTCAATAAATTATTTGAGTCATATATATACGCATACATCCAATACGAAATAGTAAACTCTAAATTAGGAGTTCAGGAGTATGTTGTTGCACGTGCTCGCAAAAACAAATCTGCATTATTAAGAAATGCAAAAATTAGAATTAGCAATATCCACCCGGGAAGATTATTAATGAATCTAAGAGGAATGGATAAGATGATTAAATAATATTATGGCAAATATAACAAGAACTTTTACAGCGGGCAAAATGAATAAGGTTGTCGATGAGAGACTTATTCCTAATGGTGAGTATATTGATGCTTTAAATATTAGGATGGGTTCTACCGAACAATCTGAAATTGGTGCTATTGAGAATACCAAGGGTAATCTACCACTTACTACTTTAAGATATATTGATGGTACGCCATTAAGTAATTCCGCAAGATGTATTGGTGCTGTTGAAGATTCTGCCAATGAAACAATATATTGGTTTGTACACGACCCTGCTTTCCCATTAGGTTTTACAAACAAACTTGATATGATAGTTTCGTTTAATGTTAATACCAACATATTAACTTATCATATTATAAGTGTAAAAAATGGTAGTAGTAATAATACAACATTAAACTTTAACCCAACATATTTAATTACGGGTGTTAACATAATTGGTAATTTTTTATATTTTACAGATAATTACAACCCACCTCGTTTTATTAATACTAAAACAAACTATTCTAATCCTGTTTCTTTTGTAGATACATTTACTGAAGAATCAATTTTAGTTATAAAGCAACCTCCTATTGAGGCACCTGCTATTCAACCT